AGAACAATCAATTTTATATGACATTGGAGGAGTCAAATCAGTGCTTCCCACATTATCGTTTGTTATTATCTCTATGGTAAGAAATGCAGGTTCAGAATCTCCATTATCATCAGTTAAACTTGTTACAGCTGTACTTACATAAAAGTATATCCAACCACATTTAACTTTTTTATCTGCATTTGCAAATGGGTTGAACTTTTTAGATAAGGCTTCAAATGGTATAGATCTAGAGGCAACTCCACCACCGGTGTAAGGAATAAAACCAGTTCCATCTATGTTTATATCAAATATGGTATAATTTGTATTAATCGCATCTATAGCATATTGTTTATTATTAACTTCAGTCATACCTTCTACATCTTCAAAGGTAATGTAATCTCCAACTTGGTAGTTATTCCAATCTGTAGTAACTCTAAGTGTAGTTGAATCAACTGCGGTAATATCTCGCACTTGTTGAGGATTATCTTGAGATTCAGTAGCATTTAAACGCCATACCTCGCCTTTATGACCTCCGCCTAAAGATAAGGGTGAACCTGGTGTAAAGGGAAAGTCTAGCCATGATCCGTATTTAGCGCCTAATGTATCCCAGTTTGGAAAGCCTTTTGCTTCTGTTAAGTCAGACCAAAGTACTGCTGCACCTTGTTGAAAATTACCCATACATGATAATGCGAATCTATATATAGCAAAGTTGTTATCTTCAAAGTTCATCGCTAAGATTCTATCTGATTCACCAGCGGCTAAAAATTCAGGTCTTTCAGTAGCGTTAGATGGATATATAAGATAAACATCTCTTTCTTCATCTAAGAATCCAGAAAAACATGATTTGAATTGTTCTGAGTTAATATTTTCAAATGAAAAGTTATTCAGATATTTATCCATCCGTTCAACTTTATAACCATCTGATATGATTAACCCACGTTGACTTGCTGCAACGGTTCGGTTCAGGTATGATGTAACGGAGAATGCTGCTGCACTACCTCTTGAGCCGTCTATCTTTTGCAATATAAATGGTGTAGTATCATTTCCAGTATATTTTAACATCCATGTTGCAGCTTCAGTGTAAACAATAAGATCATCTCGATTAAAGTCTGCACCAAAGAACCAAGTATTATCAGGTATATCAATAAAACCTGCACCGGTTGCGGTATTGTCAAATATATCACCACTTGTGCCAGTACCAGATATTCTGATTCTACGTGGATATAAAGTTCCATTTTCTGATGTTTGGAATAACACTAGCCGATCTCTAACAAAGAACATCTGCCTAGCGTTTAATGTTGCTGGCGCTCCACTTATTGTAAAAGTAAATGTCCAATTAGCAACACTTGTACCATTATATGCTTGGATAAAGTCTGTTGTTACACCATTGCAAAACAATAATCTTGGGGCATTTGTTGCTGCTACAGGATAATTAACCCAAGACCAGAAATCTTGTGCTGCTCCAGTGTATGTGCTGGTGTTGGCAACAAAATCTAGTCTATCTGTAGATGGGTTATATATATTAACATTTCTTGTATCTGCTACCAATAATGATCTTGCATTAGCATCAACTGTAGTACCGCTATAATAGCTCATTACACCCATAACCGGCAGCCCAGGATGATAATCATATGTAGCAAGTACTGTTGAAGCAACGGCTGGAGCAGTGGTAAATGTAACGGTTACACTTCCAGTTGTGTAATTGATCGTACCAGTACCATCACCGGTGAAAGTTCCATCACCATCATCAGTTAATGTTTGTGCAGGGTTATTCCCAGTTACAACAAATGTGCCTCTGCGTACTGGTGGGGTTGCAGTTAAGGTGAAGATTTTATTTATACCATCAATAGTTCCCGTCATTGCTGTAGCTGTTACTTGCACAACCATACGTGATTCACAATAAGTAGATTTTATACCATTGGCAAAACCATTGTATCCATCTCGCTTTTGTGTAACCCCTTCATAAACATATCCATCAAATAGATCTTGAAAAGCATCATCAGGTATAAGCCAAGGTTGCAGCTCACGATCAATTCCAGTTGAATAATTTGATATCAGATATGGTTTATATGTCATTATGTCACACTAAATACGGTTACGTTTCCCGCTACTACATCTCGTGGAGAACCACTTTCATTAAAAAATACTACTGTTAAAGTAGTGGCTGTAACAGCAGTTCCATATGTATCACCATAAACACAGCCAATTGATACTCCTGAAGTTGTATCTCTCATTCCAGTTGCTTGTACAATGTAATTGTTATCAGGCATTGCATTGGTAAAAGTAATTGTATATAGACCTGTATTATCTTTTGCAACGCTGGTAACATTATATGAACTTCTTAAGCTTGGAACTGCAATAGTACCATTAAAGTTAACCGCAGCACGAATTGGCATTGTTGGAGACATTTGATATTCTGTACCTGATGAATCCATATAAAAAGCATGCACTCGCAAGGCAGATGTTTTTGCATAGAATCTTCCTTTAGCAGCTAATGCTCCAGTAGGAGGCGTAGGTTCATTTAGATGTACGATGTTATGCCAGCCATCATTTGTAGCAGTAGTATCATTAAATTCATGATCAGCCCCAATTATTGTTTTTAGTCGGGCAAAGTTGGTTTGGCTTTGTACAGGAAAAGCAGAAGGTGATTCACTTGCTACTGGTATTCCGGAACTGTATGTCATGTTATTCTCCTGTGGTTAAAATTCTGGGGCTGTTCTTTGTGATGATAATTGATTCCATGTTCTAGCCATAACCTGTCCCCTATATCTTCGATATACTTGAAATACTTCTTGATATCTATCCATTTCTCCATAATCAGATAAAATGCTCAGGGATGCACCATATGCAAGATATCTGGTTAAATATGCAGTTGGTACATTGGCTAAGGTAGATTTTTCATTTGAATTAGAACCACCAGCAAATGAAAGATCAATTTTATATGCAGATATTCTGACGTTATAGGTTTGATCAGGTGGTCCTCTAAATGTTAAGGTATTATTCCAATATAAAACATCAGTTGGTCTTTGCGGTGTATACGTATTGTTATATGGCCAGATTGCATAAAAATCTTTAGGTGATTCATACCAGCATAATGTAAATGAATTAACTGGTGTAGCAGTTGTAGATGTATATGCAGGAGCATTGATAGTACTATAGCCTAAGGTATCCAAATCTACATCTATTGGATCATCACTATTTTCATCTATAGTAAAATCCCACCATGTTTCATTTTGGTATATTTGAACTTCTTGTGGATGTTCTTGTTGAAGAAATGCATTCAGATAATCAATCATAATTGGATCTGTAAAAGAAGGGTCGTTCCTGTCAACCCTTGCAGTTACATTTCTCATGATTTGAACCACTCTTGATGTTGATTCTGGTAGTACTGGTCCTGTCATATATATCCTGGGGCTATGCGAATTCTAATACGTTACATGAGAATCTAGCGCGTTCTCCAACTTGTTTTGTTTCGGTATGAACTACATCCCCATGTTCAGTCTTAACTTCAGAAAATATAGGTGTAGCAAGTGCATTTAAAAACTTAACCACAGGTATTGGTAAATCATATGTACCGCCTGCTTTTAGCTCTCCAGCCCAATCTATATCTTTATTTCTAATTCTTGCTTTAAGCACATTCTCAGGTTGATCAAATCTTTGAAACTTGATCTTTACGTGTTTGTGGTAGCTAGCATCAGGAACTTTTATAGACATTTTATTACGTTCATGAATGCATAGTCGATTATGCTTTCGTACATGTGCATTATAGGTATCAAAATCAGCAAGTGTAACAAATTTGAATGTGTCAAAATCAAATGCCTCCGTTTTATCTCTGGTATCTATAGCACCATTTAATAGCGCTGCTTCAGCTGTTTCAGCTTCTCTTTCTTTTCTAGTTGGTTTCATTTTCCCTCGTTAGTTTGTATTTAAGTGGGGACGAATCCCCACCTATGGTTGTACTTCTAGTTACAACGTCTGGTTATTGGTTACGCAATATCGCCTAAGTTGAAGTAAGCGTTATATTGGTATGCAGTGAAATAAATTATATCACTATTATTACCAGTTACGGCTGTTCCTAGGGTTAAGATATAAGATACAGGTGTATCCACAATCCCAAGCTCAGGTCCAGTTTTAGTCAATTGTCCAGATGATGTATAAGATCCCACAGTTGTTATTGCTACACCGTAAACATCATATAAACTAAATGTACTAGAATTGATTACTTGTACTACAAAAGTTTGGTTATTAACTTCTGCTGCCATTGTTCCGATAACTTTAGTAATAACAACTCTATCGCCTGTTGTTAGGCCATGTGAAGCTGCTGTTACAACAGCTGGTGTAGCAATTGTAATACCAGTGATAGTTACATGTTCATCTGCAAACC